GGACAATAGACTCAGGGTTCGCATTCACAGCCGTACCCGACGGGCTGAGAATGGTTTCTTGTGAAGTTGTAGCAAGTCCAAAGTTTTACATCCACGCACTGATGAACTCAAGTTAGTGCAAGATGTGCCATTACAGCAAGTGGAGGTGAACTTTATTTTAAGATGCTTAGTTCATTTCATCTTTCAGAATAATGCTTTTTATATTTCTCTCTTAAATATAAATGATCAAGTATTCCAGCTGATATGCTTCCCTTAGGCGCACACCCTCTTCAGCTAAAGGGCGAAAGTATGGACCTAAAGTCCATACATCTCACCGATGGTCTCATCATAATCTAGAAAGACTACGTTGCCGTAGCTTTCTAGATTATGCTTGACCACCACAAAACGCTTCCACTCTTGAAAGTCTTCAAACTCTTCTTTAGGATATTGTGTCATTTCCCGTTCCATAGAAGCCAAAGCTTCTATAGCTTGTTGTTGTTTAGAGATATTGGGTTTTTCAACATACCACATCAAAGATTTCATAAACGAAGATTTATCAAGAGGAGCATACCACACATGCAAATTTCTATCATACACAAACCTCCTTTTCAGGAAGCTAGCTTCATCAAGAGTTATATGTGCAATAGTGGTTGATTCTTTATCTGCCATAGTATACACTATTCCAAATTCAGCAAATTGTTTAGTAATTTCTACTTGATTATAGAATTTAATAACATCTGGAGAAACACAAGCAATATTATCATCTCCATATGTAAGGAGACGAACATTTTGCTTAAAATTAGACAAATTTCCACCGCAACGTAAGTACATGATACGCATCATTATACTGTTGCCAATGGAATTTAGTATAACAGTTAGAATCCATCCTGAGGCATGACCCTTCAAGAAAGATACTAAATCTCCATCCATATTTAGAATATAGTATATAGCATCACAAATAACAGCTTCAACAATTTTTGTTTGCTCATCAGAATAGCCTGTTAATTCACACATTTTTCTAATTAAATCACCACCATAGCTCAATACTACAAGTGGTATATCAATATCAT